TCGCAGTTGCAACCATTCGATCGAACCGTGTCGCGGTTTGTGTATCACTTGCATGTTGTCCCCTTTGTTGTTGTGCGATCACGTTGACACATGGGTGTTGCACGGTTTCGCGATGATGTTGTCAAATGTCGAGATTACCGACCACAAACCGTCAAGTTAGACGATTGCGCAACATACCCGAGTTGACAAGGTGTGCTACAATGTTGTTGTCAACAAATGTTGGCAGAAGGGAACAAGGGGAATGGATATCAACGACATCGATCAAGCGACGCGAGAAGTCGCGCACGCGATCGACGCACATGGGTTGCCCGTGTGGTGTTGTCATGTCACGATCGCGACACGATCAATCGTGCCGCCAGACAAGATGCGTGACATGATCAGCAACGCCAAACTGAGCGACGGGTGGGCGTATCAAGACGGGTGCTACTTCAAAGGTCGCATCAACGCACGAGACAAGTTAATCAAATGGGCAACCGACAACGTGTTCGAAACGATGACGGTCAAAGACATCGCGCAGGCGGCGGACGTGCCTGAGTCGGCGGTCAGGTCGATGACGGTCGACCGACCCGACATCTTGCGCAAGGCGGACGGACGCACGTTCGAAGTACGCGACCCGAACGCCGATCGACGACACGAGAAGGACGGGTGACATGAAACAAACACGCTGGAAATGTCTCACGTGCGGTCACGGGTTGCTCGCACCGACCCGCCCGCGTCGCAACGATGTCCGTCGATACTGTCTGCCGTGTTCGTCGAAGGCGGGCGTACTCGTCGAACGTGTCGCGCCCGCGCTCGACGCGCGACGCACCGCGCGCGATGTCGCGCGACGCGAACGCGAACGCAAGACACGCGAACGGGATCGGGCGCGCAAAGAACGCGCATCGAACGCACCGCGTCAGGTCGCACAACGCAAATGGTCGAAGGTCGGCGAGTTCGACATGAACATCGAACGCGAAACGTCGCGCCTTTGGAAACTGTTGTCGAACATGCCGACGACCTTGCCGAAGTCGCAAGTCGCGCGATCGAGATCGAAACGACTCGACCCACCGAAGGTCGAACTCAAACAGAAGAATTGGAACGTCGACCGCGAAGGTCGCACGTGGACTCGGGGCGCGTCGTGGGCGCACATCAGCGAACATCGCATCACGATCACGCCATGCGTGTCATGGGAAACGTTGGCGCATGAGATAGTCCATTGCGCAGGGTATCGGGATCATGACCGCGCGTTCTATGTCGCACTCAAATGGTTGACCGAACGACGGTTCGGGATCATCGTCGACTTCTCGAAGGTCACGCGATACGGATACGAAGTCGATTGGATCATCGAATATCAGATCCACGACATCGTTCGCGCCGAGTTCGCGAAACCAACCGAACCTGAACCCGATTGACACCGCGCCCGTAGAAGGGTCGCATAGGCGCGTCAGATCGCGTCGCTTGCGTCAAACCCCCCGCCCCCCCATGATGACACCCCCCGCCCGATCGAACGCCCGTCGTGTGATGCGTTCAGCGATGCGCCGACAAACCGCCGACGCATCGCCGACGCGCGAGTGGGGAAGGGGAGTACCGCAACTCAACGCGTGATCAACGCGACGTTCATACTACACGCATCGAACGGATCATGTGGATCGGGATGCACAACAACGAGTCGACCTGATCGATGTTCGTGATCGATTGCGCGACGACGACATGTCCCTGTTTGCGATCACGCAACAACCAACCGACCGTTTCGACGACACACGGTTCGTCGTCGATGTCGTCGACATCACACCACCCGTCGCCTTCCGAATGTGCGTCATGCCAAACGATCAACACCTTGGTGCGTTCGATCACGTTACCAACCTTACCAACCCGACCCATGCTCGTAGCGGGGTCGCATAGGCGCGTCAGAACGCGTCTGACGCGTCAAACCCCCCGACCCCCTGTCGTCATACCCCCCAACCAAGAGCGCGCCTGCTACGTCGCGCATCATCTCACCAACCTTCCTTCTTGCGGTCAGCGCAGAAGATCGGGGCTTGCAACGTGATGCCTTTGTTCGGCGCGACAATCGCCAACGCCTGTTGCGGTTGCTCGAACCCGAAGTTGTTGACGTAAGAATACTCGTCCACGCCCTTCATCGATCCGTTCACGATCAACGACGGTGAAGGCAAATACTGATGCCAATGCCCGATCCATAACGTGTCGAACGTTTGACCCGTCGCCAAGAATCGTTGCGCCTTGCGCGCACGCATCCGCATGATCGGCGGATATATGCCACCAATCCCACCACCACCACTCGTTTGATCACCGTGACTCAACAAATGCGTCGAGTCATACACCTGCACGATCGCATCAGTCGCTTCGGGAACGTTGAACGTGAAACGTTTGTCGTCGATGAAGTGACGTTGCAGTTGTTTGGCGAGCAACCAATCGAAGTTTGTGCGCGCACGCAACTTGGCGCGCGGTTTGCGCGACGTGCGCCCGTGATTACCAACGACCCCCGCGACATGCACGCGTCGAAACTCGCCGCCCAACATGTCGAGCGCACTCGCGATCTGTTCCGTCCAGAACATGAACGATCCCAACATCGTGTCTTCGTTCGTTTCCGTTAACTCTTCATGAATGTCGCCCGAGAATATGTCCCCGCCCAACATGACGACACAACCGTCATACTTCATGCCCGCGAGATAGTGACGCGACAGTTTGACGACGTTCGCGCACCAACGTTCCAATCTCATGCGCGCGATCGTTCGGTTGTAAGCGTTCAAACCTTCGACTTCGTTAGGTTCGACGACTTCGTCGAGATGCAGGTCGGACAACATCAACATCAACGTCGCCGCAGTCTTGCGCGTCGGTTTGTCGGGTTTCGCCCATTCGATCGTCTGCAAATGTTGACGCTCGACATTCTCGATGAACGTCAACGCGCGTTGCATCGACTCGACTTGTTGGGTCAGTCGGGCGACTTCTTTCGTCGCCGTGTCGCGTTCGCGTCGCGCGCGCGCAAGTTCGACGTTCGTGTCGAACAGTCGTTCGTCACGCAATTCGTCACCGATCGACATACAGTCCGCGACGATAGTTCGATATAACCGTTTCGGATATCGGCAACCCGCGACGTTGCATGACGCGCACGATCGCAACCGCTGGGACGTTGTGGTCGTCGAGCGCGGTCATGAAGTCGACACGATCATCGTCGTCAAGACGATCCGCGATCTGTTCGATCCGTCTACGTTTGACCCCCCCGTTGTGCGTCGGTTCAGTCTTGATCTCGTTCAACAGACCCGCCAACATTCCCCCTTTGCGCGTGCCATTCAATGTGACGATCGACTTTGTCGCCGACACGTTCAACTTGTCGCCCGACCTTGCGCAATTCCAATATGGTGCTGGCGTGGTCGTCGTGATTCTCTTGTCTGAACTTGTTGATCAACGCGACGATGATCGCGAACGTCCCCGTGATGATCGCGACGACGATTGACGTTTCCACGACATTCAGGTTATCTGACGCAACGACGCGAATGCCTTGTTGACCAACTCGGCATCGTCCGCAAAGCGCGGGCTTATTTCGCAATGAAACCAGTCGCCGTTAGGCGCGCCCGCGATCGTCGCAACGTCATACCGTATCCAATCGCGTCGATCGCAACGCCACCCGCGCCCGAACGGTTGCGGGAAATAGTCAAGGATCAATTCAAGTCCGATGTCGTCCGCGTTTGCGATCAATGTGCGCATGACCTTGATCGCGCCTTTGCGACCGTCAACTTTGACACCCAACCCGCGTTGTTGCACGTGACGAAACGACAAGTCGACCGCGCGACCCGTCGCATGAACACTCAACGCATCCTTGCCCCTTTGATTGCGCACGACGAAGTCGCCATTGTTCCAAATTGTGCCGCCGCCCAACTTGATCACGTTGTCGATCCATGCGGTCATGCCCGCACGTCGACCTTTCGCGATCCCGTCGATCGTCCCTGTGTATCGTCGCGCCTTCACGATCCGCGACCAAACGAAGGATCGTTCGAGTTCGCCCAACGCAACAATGGCGGCAACACGGCGGCGACAGCCGCCTTCGCAAGATCATCGATCGAATAGTTGCCCGTCGCGACAACAGCGCACACCGCGCCGACAACACTTCGCAAATAAGACGCAATCATCGCCCTTTGTTTCTCGTTCAATGACATGACCATGTTCTCGCTTTCTGTTGATCAAACATTAGCCTTCAATTTATTGACCGTCATCGATAGTTCGCCATTTCGACTGACTGAAACCTTTGACATCACCGTTCGGTTCGACATATACCCAAGTCGGGCTGTCGGGATCGCAACCGCAACCGACAACACGTCGAACATCGTGTCGCACGACAACACGACATTTCAAACATTCGACCATGATCGACGCACCTAGTTAGATAGCGACCCACTCAAGTTCTGCTTCATTCCAACGATACAAACCGCCGTCTGACGGATACGGTGTCGGCGGATTCCAAATCTTGTTCGCCCAAGTCCACGAAGGATACGGCTGTTGTGGTCTGAAGTCTTGTTCCGCTTCCAAGTATTCGAACCCGATGCCTGCGTAAGTTTTGCCTGCCGTGTCAAAGAATGTTTCAACCCAGCGACCCGTATAACGCTCAGGGTTCGCTTCAAGAAACTCTTGTTGAACAACATGAACATCGGTGACGATGTTGTTGTCGTCAATTTGTGCAAAGTATTGTGCGCTCATCATCAAACCTTAAACCTGATATACACCACGCCTGACCCACCGTTGCCGCCTGCCCTAGATGCGCCGTATGCACCACCGCCGCCACCGCCGCCCGTGTTTGCCGTGCCGTTGTTTCCTGCGGCGTTTGACCCGCCCGCACCGCCGCCCTCTGTTGCCGACCCGCCTACCAGACCGCCGCCGCCGCCGCCGCCCGCAACCTTTGTCGTGTTCGCTGCCTGACCAAGAAAGGCTGAAACATCAACACCTGCACCACCATTTGCACCCGTAGTGCCTGAAACCATGCTCGCACCAACACCGCCTGCACCGCCACCACCGCCTGCACCGACATTTATTGCACCAAGACCTGCGCCGCCTGCGTGACCTTGTATTGCGTCGGCGACACTTGGACCGCCCGAAAGATTTCCGCCATTCGCCAAAATGCCACCACCGCCTGAACCACCTGCCTGAACAGTCAAATCTTGGTTGTATGCGCTACCACGACCGCCACCCGCCGCACTCAAAGCACCCAAACCTGAACCGATAGTCGAACACAAACCCATAGTCGCCGAACCCGTTGTGGTTGAACCTGTGCCACCTGCGCCAATGTCAATCGTTTGATTGGCGTCAAAATATGCTGTGCCTGTCAAAACACCGCCCGCACCGCCGCCACCGCCTGAAGTATTACTGGCTCCGTTTGCGCCGCCGCACCCTCCGCCTGCGACGATGTAATAATCAAACAAACCACTCGAAGAAACGGTCAAAGTGCCGTCACTCGTAAAAGTCAGAAGCGTATAGTTCTGACTTGAAACGGTGATGCTAGACGACGAACCGCCCGTCGCCACGCCGTAGCCCTGAACGACACCGATACCAGCCGCAGGTTTCTTTCCTAGACTCGTGACTTTTCTGTTGTCGCCAACAAGTGTGCGCAGACCGTATCTGGACATCGCTTAAAGCCTATGCCGTAATTCGATTGACATATCCTGCGATGTTGATGACGTTCGTTGTTGCGGCAAACGCACGAATGATCAACGGGGTCGCGTTGCCGACGATGATCAAACCCGCGACAACAAGAACCAATCCCGACTCGGCGGTGATCGTTTGTTCGATCAAGTCGTCAGGTGATGACGTACCACCGTACTCAATCGTCAACTTGCGATCGGTCGTGTCCGAGTTGACCGCGTAGAGCCATACTTCATCGATCGTTGTCGCGGTCGATGAACCCGTGTGGATCGTCGTGCCTGCTGTTGCGGTCGCCGCGACTTTGATCATTCGCCCGTCCGTCGAACCGCCGAGTTTGATCTTGCTATACGTTGCCATGTTGTTGATCCTTCACGCGAATAGTGCCGCGCCCAACACTAGTTGATCGGAGTCGTTGTTGATGCCGTACTTCGACCACGATGATCCAGAGTAGTAGTAGAGCGTGTCGTCTGCGTCGATGTAGGCGAACATTCCTTCAGCGAGCGTCGGTTCGCCTGCACCACCGAACGCGTTATCGCGCGCGGTCGTTGTCGCGAACCGCATGATCGTCTGATCCATAAGAAACGTGTTGACTTGCGCGGCTGTCAGCACGTCGCCCGCTACAAATAACTTTGACCCTGCACCTGCCATGCCTACAATCCTACCACTCAGGTCAAGGCGTTGTCGGCATCCAACACGCCGAACGTTGCGTCGTCCAATTCGAATGGGAACACGATGTCGGCGACGTATAAACCGAGCGTCACGACATGTCGATCGGGCAACACTTGGTGTGTTATGCGTTCGACCCCGTAGTCGTCCGAAACTGATGCGGGGCTACCCGTCGCGAACGTTCGTGTCACGGTGACGACATCACCCATTTCGATCGCCAACACGGCGTTTCGATTACTTTCTGTCAATGCGGAAACGACCAACTGAATGTTGTCGAAACGGTAGGCGGGTTCTTTGTAGATGTCAAGCAATTTGGTCGCCAACGTCAACGATGCCGTGTCACTACTCAACAACGAGTTGTCGATCGTCAACGTCGCGATCCCGTACTCGGTTTGCGATGTCGCATCGTCAGCCGCCTGAACCGTGCCGCCTTCACGTGTCACTTGAACACGATTGAACAAGAACTTCTGATCATAGATTGTTTCTATCCCTTGATATTTGATGTCCGATCCGTTGTCCGCGAACGTCGCGACGCTTGTCGCGAACACCGACGTGACGCGATCCGTGAACGTCAAGTCGCCGTTCGCGGCGCAGAAGAACAGCCCTTGTTCGGCTTGTGCGACGCGTTGAAGGTAGGCGGCGGCGTTCGTGTTCGCACCGACTTGATATGCGCCGACCGTCGAAACACCCGCGTCGATGTCGCGTGTCGTCAACGGATAGTCGACTTCGGGCAAGTCAAGGATGCTGGTGACGCGCGTTCCCGACAACTCCGCGCTCGGCGTGAACGCAGAACCGATCGACGTGTTCGCGATCAACACGAAGTCGTCTGCCGCCGTGATCGTCACCGTGCTGAGATCAAACGAGTATTCAACGTCTATATCCGTGATCCGTCCCGTGAACAACGGGGTCGTGCCTGACAAAACTTGGAAACGTCGACGCGGTGTCACGCCCGACTTGTTCTCGGTCGCGTCCCAATAGGGTGAACTTTCGTTGATCGGATCGAACCGTCGATCATTGTTGTTCAACACAACGACACACGATCCCGCCCTGAACGACGAGAACGCGTCTGAACGCCCGCGATTGATCGACATGCTTCGCACATAGGACGAAATGTCAACGCCTTCCAACGTCCCGTCGAGTACGTCGCTACCGTCCAACGTGCTTGTGTCCAACGTGAACTCGCGCACAATAAACCCGAGCGCGGCGAGAACGGTGATCTGTTCACCGAAGACAAGCGTCGTCGCCATGACTAGATCACGCCGATGAACGCACCGACATCGATCGGGATAGTGCCATTTGCGCGCACGTAAGCATCGAGCGCGTCGATTACAGCCGCGCCCGTGTCGGCGGGTGTCGACAATGCGCCCGATGTCACGTTGATGTTGACGTTCGTGTCACCAAAACGACGCGCGTTCAAATCCGCGATCGGTATGTTC